CTGGTATCAAAACTTAAAAGATTGCGCTTGGCAAACTGCCTAATGCCGCGCAGGAATTCGTACCACTCGTCTTGTTCTTCGGGCTCTAACTCGTCGGCTATGTTTTTACTGAAATAAATTTTCAGGCTTTGTTCGTCAATTAAGCTGATAGTAACATTGCCATAATTGTTGCCACTTCGATCAACATAGTCAAAGTTAAAAAATCTAGCGTCTTCTGGGTCGCTAGTTGTTATTGCTTTTTCGTCACCAATGCTGACATTTTCAAATCGTGAACGGATTTTGTCAAAAAGATCAGCAGAAATTTTATTTAATTCGCGCATATCTATATTTAGCTTCGCATCATTATAAAAGGCATGGGTTCAATGAAGTTGTCGTCTATGTTTTGTTTGAGCTTTTCGTCTAAGTCTGCATCGAAACTCTGTAGTACACTGATCATGCGTATAGCCAACATCATTGACATTACTAAATCGTCGGTTTCTCCGTCCTTGGCTGCAAACCCTGTGCCGCGGGCCACAAAAGTCTTGAGTTCACTGATTAAGTTATTACTACAGATTGTAAGTTTTTTGCTTTCTAGCATGTTTTTAAACTTAGCGCAGACTGCTAGTTTGCTCTTGTTAGTGGTAGTGAATCCTTTACGATACTTTCTAACATGCCCAACTTTGGCAGGTTCACTGAGAAACACACCTCTAAAGTTTTCTTCGCCTATTTCAGCAATGCTAACCAACGCCGCTTCTCCTAGTGTATTATTTTCAACGCTGTAATAAATGCTAGTTTCATCTTCGATAATTTCATTTATTTGTTGGCAAATTTCTTTAACGATCTGTACCTGTCGTTGAACAATAGTTTTGTTGTGCTGCCACTCAGCAATTTGTCTACACTCCGGTAGTTCTAATACTTGGATTGCGGCGTAGTCTCCGCCGGTGCCCAGGCTAGGATCTAACGCTACTATATATGTGTGACTTTTTTCTGGCTTTTTATACCAACGCACTTGTCCAGTTCTGAACTGTGGCTCTATACCTCCAAGCTCAGCTAAAGTGATAGAATTGATCAGTGTCTCATCAAAAATTAAGAACTCGCATTCGTGTTCTCGGCGGAACCGCTCTTCGCCAATGCGACCCATTTCTTCAGATTTCCATTGTTCATCGCGATCAGGGTGCTCGCTCCAGTGTGCTTTATAGGACTTAAAACCATTGCGGCCGATGCCTGTTTCGTTACCAAACTCGTCAATAGTTTTATTTGAACTTTTCCAAATTTCAGCAAACTGGTCTTCATCGCTGTTGGGTGTGCTGGTAATAATGGCCTTACCACCGGTTGATAGTGTAGGCGAAATACTAGTCCAGAATTCTTTGGCAATGCTGGGTCTAACGAACGCAAACTCGTCACAGTATAGTAGTGATATAGACATACCACGACCGGTTGTTTCTGTAGTTGTCTGTGCTACTATGCGCGATCCGTTTTCAAAGTCTATGCTACCCTTGTTGTAACTGGTCACACCTGCACGAATAAAGTTAGGTACATTTTCATATGCGTATCGTACCCGTTGCATAATTTCCTGTGCGCCTGTGTACTTGTGTGCGGCAATCAATATAGTGCTGTCCGGAACAAACATTGCGTACCACAGTAAGTACCCAGCAGCCGATGTACTTTTACCAGTCTGGCGAGGCATCAATGCAATACTGAATCTGTTGTTATGATATGTGTCAATTAGTTTTTCCTGAAAACTAAAAGCCTTGTATAACATACTGCCCTTGGTAGGATGCTGTATGTAAAAGTAATTATTCATAAAGTATGCCGGCCCGGTTGCTGGGTCTGCACAACGAGCAAACTCGATTAGATCGTGTTCGGTCCACGACTGCTGTTGGTGCGGTCGCTTAATTAACGAATTCTCGAGTGGTTTTAAATTTGACATTCGACATGCTTTGTGTTATAATCATCTAGTTCGACGATTGGTTAAATATACTTATGAGCACAACACTTCTATTAAACGCAGATTTCAATCCAATTTCAATCCTGCCGTTGAGTGTGGTCCCATGGGAACACGCTGTAAAACTGTACTTTTTGGATCGCGTAGAAATTTTGGAAACTTATCCGGGTAAGTTAATCCGTAGTGAGCACATCACTATGGAAATACCCAGCGTCTGTATGACCAAAGAGTATTTTAACTACAAGAAGTCGGTTAAGTTTAGTCGTGCCAATGTGTTTTTGCGCGACCTGTATACCTGTGCTTACTGCAATGACACATTTGACAACAAAGAATTAACACTGGATCATGTGATTCCTAGAGCTGCTGGGGGTAAAACCACTTGGGAAAACTCTGTGACAGCCTGTAAGCCTTGCAATTACAAAAAGGGCAGTAAGTTGTGGAAGCCACATCGTATGCCGTTTAAGCCAGACTACTACAGTCTGATTGCACAGTGGAAGAATCGTCCATTCCATGTACCGCACGAATCGTGGTACAAATATTTAGGTGTGGACAAATCGGCTGTTAATGCCGCTTAGAACCCACCGGTGGCTCGCCGGTTAGGTAAGGACGACTAAACCATAATTGGAACCATTCATCAGTTCCGGGTTTAATGTTATGTTCTTTTTCTAACCGGCGCTTTTCCATTCCGGTTACGCTTATATTACTACCAATTGGACTTAGGCCGCCATCTCGATTTGCAGTCGGACTTTGATTCTTTTTAATTCCGGCTAGGTGCTGTAAGTCCTTGATTGGATCGCTCATTTTCTCTTAGGCTTAACTGGCCCTTTTGGAGACATTGGGCTTTGTGTGTTAATACCAGGCAGTTCTTTGGACCCTGCACCAGTGTCCGAACTACTTTTAATGCCCATCTTCTTTTCGGCTGCTTTGCGAATTTTAGTGTCAGCATCACTGTAGTCAACCATGGTAAATCTGCTACCAATTGGTCCTTCTGCGTAGCCTATACTATCGGGTGCCGGAGCCAATGCAACGCCAAATCTGTAGGCTAGATACGGGCTGTTGTTATTGTCTAGTTGATCGTAAGTTGTTAAGTGAGGTGCCGCTTGCACCAGTGCTTTGCGTAAAGGCTTTTTGTCCTCACGAACGAACTCGGAAGCTCTCATCTTAGACCCGAGGAGGCAGTCCTGCCATTTTGCGTAGTGTATCAAGTGAACTAATCTTATCGCTAGTGTCTTGAACTTGATCCATACTTACAGGGAAATCTTGTCCCGCTGCCTTGCGCTGTACAGCCGGAATATTCTCTGGTCTGGCCTTACCAATTGTATCAACTTTTGGAGCCACTGGCGCAGGGAAGTTGCCTAATCTTGCACTGCCCTTGCGCTGGTATGCAGGAATTTCTAAAGGATCTGCGGCTTCTACTAGACCTTCGTCTTGAAGATCTCTATAAAAACGCTCACTGATCCACTCAAATGGATCGCCGCTACGGGCTTTGGCCACGCCATAAGGCATTTCGCCGTTGTCCATATAATAGTCAAATAATGCGTGATACAAGTCGGTGTCCAGATCACCATCTTCGACAAAGTTTTTAACTTCGTGTTTGAATCTCTTAATAATGTGACCAACAGTTACACCAGCTTCGGCAATTAGCCTAGCTTCCGATACTTGACGAACGCCTTGCATCACTGCGCTTTCTGTGTGTATGTCTGCGGTAACCACAGGTTTTCCGCCTTTTGGATTTGTATTAGCTCCCATACCTGATACTTTACCTTTTGTTCCTTTGCCGCCGGCTGCACCAATATGCGATGACCCTTGCCACTTTTCGGCTTTGCGAGGCTTATGAGTTTTACCAACTTGAATTTTTCCACCCCGAGCCAAGAAGTCGTCAACAGCATCTTCGCCAACTTCTTTGGGCAGACCTTTATGTTTGGTCTTAGCAAAATCTTCGGCATCTGATTTTTTCATTGTACTGGCTACTTTTTTTAGTTCAGGACTGGCGCCCTTGACTTTTTCGCCTTTTTGCATGGCATGAACCATACCCATGAATTTTTGCTGTTGCTGGCTAACTGCTTTTTCAGTTACAGCCTGTTCAGATTCAACAAAGTAGTCTGCTAATTTTTTCATAATTACTTCATTTTCTTTTTCATGGACTTTTTATCGTCCTTCTTTTCGTCTTTGACTTTTTTAATACTGGCTAGCTCTTCGAAAAGCTGTGCTTCTAGTGCAGCCAATTCTTCGCTTTCGCTCATGGCCATTGGGTTATCGCCTTGACGATAGCTGTGCTTGACCATATTCTTTTCTTTATGTAAGTCTGTACCTTGGCGTAGTTGTGCATCAATGCCCTGTACTTGTTCGTCGGGTTCATTGGCATAAGTTTCGTCAACTTCTTTGTCACCGCCAAACTTAAAACCGCCTTCGGCATGTGCTAGAGGTACACTGACAACTTTAACATCGGCCTTGCCGCCGGTCAGTTCCGAAGCGTGGTCGGCCATGTCATGATCACCGTCGCCGTCAACATCGCCCATGGATGACGAACCGCCGCCCATGCCAGCTAGTTTTAGCATCTGCATTAATTGGTCAGCAGCTTCACCGTCGGCAGTGACGCTAACGCTTTTACGACCAGTGCGTGTGTCAATATTTGTATTAACGCTCATACCACTATCGCCCATACCAGAACCGTCGCTGGCCATCATTCCGCACTCGCCAAGTGCAGATTCTTTCATTGTGGCTTTCTTTTCTTTGTCGGCTTCTTTGTCGGCTTTGACACTTTGCCAACCCTGAACTTGCTTGCCAGGATGCTTCTTGCCTTCCTTGTCAGTCCAGGTTGTATCTTTTTCTTTACTGGCAGGGCGATCGTCGGCCTCTTTAACTTCTTCTTTATCTTTAAGAGCTTTTTTCATTGGCTCTTTTTTATCGCCGTCCTTGTCTGCGTCTAGGAAGTCTGGCTTCTTGCCTTCTTTGACATCGTACTTCTTGCCGTCTACTTCAAATTCTTTTTTACCAGCGGCCTTGGCCTTGGCTAGTTCGCCAGAGAATTCGTTGCCTTCTTCAACATCGTCTTCATCAACTTTTTCAGACTCAACGATAGCGTCCATTCTGGCAATCAGTGATGCCATGTCTACAGGCTTGTATCCCACAGATTCTTTGACCTTCTTTTCTTTTTCATCTTTTTCAGCTTCCTTGCCTGTATACTTGTCACCTTTGACCTGTGTAGCAGGATGCTTCTTACCACTCATGTCTGTCCATGTGGTTTCTTTCTTTTCTGCTTCTCCTAAAGATTGAGTAGTTGACAAAGCAGAGAAGGTTGATAATATTTTGCTGAAATCCATATCCATTTTATTTTCCTTTAACGGGGCTTGGTATTTTATTTTGGCTGCTGCCAACTGGGCTCTTGGTCCCTAGGGGTAATGTGTCTAAACTTGTAGGGTCGGCTTTTTCTTTACCGGCTATTTCAAATTTAGTTTCCTTGTTTTTTATTAGCTCTTTGATAAAGCTGCCAACTCGAGCCTGGCCGACTAGTTCTTGTGCGCCGGGTTGATCTTCTAAATCTGGGTCTGTTAGCACAGGACCTTTCTTTGCTGGTGCTGGCTCTGTGACCATGTTTTGTTCAAATTGATCCTTGGTATAAACACATACGCAACCTTTGTCTAACATAGCTCTTTCGGCTACAATGTGCTGTAATTGCTCTGTGGTTGTTGGGTACTTTAGGCCAATGTCAATGATGTGACATTCGCAAGGACCCATCTTAGGAAAATCTGTGTGTTCTTGTATAGGTAAACGCTTAGGCTTGCCCATGCTTTCTACGCCATAAGCCTCTAATGCGTTTTTAATTTTTGCCAGGTTTTCTTCGCTCATTTCAACCTCGGCGACCTTTACACGAAACTCATAGGTTTTCTGCGTATGGTACAGGTACTGTGTGAATGGTTTCATGGTAATAATAAATCCAGTTATCTATATTTATGCTACTGTAATTTCTTTGAGTCATTGCGCTCGCTGAGAATTTGCTTTAGTAGTTCATTTCTATCTAAAACTACTGCTTGTCCTTCTAAGGGCGTTGGGCCATTGCCTTCCTTGGCCGATACTTGATCTAAGCGCATTTTTTTCAATTGCAGATCAACCATGCGTAGTTTTTTGTCAATTTTAGCCTGCTTGGCTGTTAGTGCATGACCTAGCAGTATACCAGCAGTTTGCAGTATTTGGCCGCTGTAGCGTGCCTCTACATTCATTCCTAAGTCCATTAAGTCCTCAAACTTGTCTCTGGCCAGTTTAGCTAATTCGTCTAGCTCATCGTCGGCGCCGTCAAGTTCACGAACTTCAGGTAGCGCACGATCTATACGATCAATAATGTTTTCTGCACTGGTAATGAGTTCTTTCTTTTGCTCAATATCAGCTTCGGCACCTGCAGGTTGCTCTAAACCAGATTCGGGCAAGTTAAAAAATTCTTCAAGTTTTTTGGTCATGCAGATATTTAGCGGGTTTTTTTGATACCAGCATAGATATCTTCTTCGGTTACTATACGGAAGTGCAGACCCTGTTGGGCACACCAGGCTTTAGCAGCCATCCATTTGGCAGCATTCAATGCAGCGGCAGCTCGATCTCTGTCACTGCGGGCACTTTCCATGCTAACTTCTTTGCGTGGTTTGACTTCTACTACCTCTGCATGTTTCTGTTGATTTTTGTCAACATAGACTATCATAAAATCCGGTACATAAATTGTATTCTTGCCAGTAAAAGGATTCCTATAGGGAATCATAAAAGGTTCGCTGGCCCAATTAACCACAGCAGGATTGTTGTCGCAAAACTGCATAAAAGTAAATTCCCAACCTGACCTATAGGTAGGTTGTTTCTTGCCTACATATTTTGCGGCATTCTTTACTTGAAATTTTCCGTTAGCGTATTTGGCCATTATGGTAATATAGTTCTTGCGACATATTTGCCAGTCACTGGCTGATTACTGATACCTAGGTAACTGGTTCCAACTCTGTTTAAGTTTAAAAACATTGTTAAGTAACCATTGAGCTCTGCCTTGCCCATTTTCATAAATTGTTGCAAAGTTTCCATTGGATCAATGCCTTGGCTCACGCTGGTTAGAATAACCGCAGATGCTAATGCCTTTGCGGCTTCTTTATTTTCAGCTACCTGCTGAAAATAGCCAATGATTGCATCGTCGACATTTTGACTAACTGATATACTAGGTAAAGTTAAATTGTTGAAAAAGTTAGATGCATTGCTTCGACTGTTTATGTCGATTGTGCCTAGATTGTTTGTGTTCATATTCCGCCTACTCCGGTTAAGCCTTCTTTCTTGACAATCTGTCGCTCAACTTCGGCGGCCAAATTGGTGCTCTTATCACTAAGCTCATTGAGCCTGCTGTCTTGGTCGCTGGCAATGGCTATTTGCATTTCGATCTGTTGATTTAATTCAATGACATCTGGGTCGTCTTCGGTTAGACCCAGTCCTAATAATTCTTGTTTTTTAGTATCTAAAGAGTTGACGGCATCAACTGTTAGCTGTTGTTGTTCTTTTAGTTGGTTGGCTTCAACTTCAAGATCATACAAAGCCGATGTGCCTATATTAATGTTGTTATCTAAGTCCTGTATTTCGCCATAGTCAAACATATTTCCTTGATTGCTTGGCCCTGGGCTGTATCCTAAATCGCTGAGCGTTGTTTCTCCGCTATATGCATCACTGATATTGTAACCGTTGATAAAATTTTCTTCTCCGTCAGGGCCAGGAAAATCATAATATGATGAATAAGGTGCTACCCCTTCTAGATAACTGGTAGCATCACTCATTTCTTGATTAGAAGAACCTCCACCGGATAACAATAGCGGCTGGCTGGTAAAAGCACTGAGCCAGCTACTGGCGCCTGACTGAATACCAGACCCGCCTCCTAGTACGCCGCCTAGTAGGCCTGCACCTAATGCTCCTCCAAACCCACCGCCACTGATAGAACTCAAGGCGCCGCCCAGACTAGGCAAGCTAGGAATAAAAATACTATTCTGTGGATTGTTACCTCGCAGTATACCTGTACCTATACCTAGCAGTTCACCAACCGCAGCTTTTTTCAAATCCATGCTGCCAGCAGTCTTTAATCCCTTGAGCCCTTTGAAAAGAGCCGAACCGTAATTATTATCTTTTATATCGCGTATAACATCATCGGCAGTATCTAATAGGCCACCGGGACCTAAAATACTCTTTGTGCCACCGCCAGCAGGAGTCAGTGGACTGGGCATCTTATCGTAATGCAAATCAGCAAAGCCTTTGACATTACTAGGCGTTACAGATCCATAGAAGTAAAGAATACTTTCGTATTCAATGGTCATTTCATGTTGAACTGTTTCGTTAGATCCTTGTTGGTGATCACCATGTCTAAAAGTTTTAATGATTGGATTGATCAACACATATTCACTGAACTTCTTTTGATGCAAACTGTAAATTCTTATTGAATTAAGATAGCTTGGTGCCATTTGCAGCCTTGGTGAATATCCCCATTTGTCTGATGGTCTCGAACTTTCGTATTTGTGAGGAATCCCATACATCTCTTGTTGATAATCGCTGTCCCTGTAATAGTAATTAAAATAGTCAAACCAAAAGTTTCTAATTACATTGGCACTGTCATCGTGAAATGTAATAGTAATAGGATCGTAGTTGATTTTACTCTGTGCATAGTTCGGACGATTGTATGCGTTATATTTTTTTGTATCAATGGAAAACTTAGGCAAGCTCACAGACTTAACCAACATTCCAAGTTCTCTAAGTGCATTCGGATTCTGTGGATCTGATCTAGTAGCCTGTGGATCGTTGATGTCGAATGCCACATGAAACAGATAGCCCATCTTGGGCAGTAGTCTGTATTGGTCGTCGACGAATAATTTGCTGGCGTGTCTGTAGTCCCGTAGGTTATCCGGAGTCAGGGCCTGGTTAATAACCGAACCTGCAAATTTAAAAATGTCGCTGAAAATATTTGCCATAACAATATTTATGTCAAAAAAATGCCCGGCCTAAACCGGGCATTAAGGGTGTCACCAGGGCGTTATTGTGTTACGTTAGTTCCAATGGTACGTCCAATGAATGTACCAATTCCAACGCCTCCAGGTGTCTGAACAGCATTATCGAACTTTAGTGTCAGTGTAATCTGCACAGGATCGTTAGTGCTGTAGTTTAATTCGCCATATGCCGCACTTTGGATATAGCAACCATATAGTTCCCATGTTTCCAACACTGTCGGTTCGTTGACTCCGTTACCACCGTCTAGCATTTCGCAGCGTGTGATAAACTTGTAGTCAATGCCCGAGGCAGCACTACTTTGTTCCATGAAGTCAAATTGCTTCTGAAGTTGTTCACCAACCAACTTGGTAACATTACCTGGAGCATCGTCACGCAGTACAACTTGAATATCGTTCCAAGTTGGCTTACCTGCCAATCGGACAATACTGTTATAAACATGAATATCAATGTCACCAAATGTAACTGTTGGTCGTGCAAAACTTACTACTTGTTTTGTTAGTTCTACTTTGTTAGCACTAACGCCAAACCCCTCAAAACTGGCCCTAAAGCGGAAGGGCAATTTTGGCATCAATAGTCCCTGGCTACTGGCGCTTTGGTCAGTGGCCAACGGTACTGTGAATCTCGTCAACGATGCGATTGCCATATTTTCGTCTCCTGTTGCAAATATTTACCTAATTTAAGTCTGGTAATGGAGCAGGGTCTCTGCTCCATTATGTACCTATATTAAGCTGTGCCTCCGCTGATGGCACCTGGGTTCTTCAAGCGAATTGGAATGTAGATAAATTCTACAGCCTTCATTGGCTCGACAGCGATATCGATGTACAGCTCGTTTCTTGCGATACGGTCTGGTGTATTGTTGCTGTTATCACAGACAACCAAGTAATCATACAGACCACGCTTGGCTACTAGATCATTTAGTACACTTTCAACAACCTGCTTAACTTGATCACGAGTGATCTTGTCATTTGGCTCAAACAAGAATTGGTTGGCCAGTGGTTGTAGCACCACACGCAAATAGTTTACCAGTCGTGCAACGTTTACACGATCCAGTGCGCTGGATACTGGGTTGCGTGTCTTCTGACCATACACTACTAGACCTGTACCCAACAGTAAAGTAATTGGGTTTAGATTTAGTTCATATAGTGCATCGCGCAGACCCTTGCCAATACCGGTATTAACAAACAATCCACTTCTAGCATCAACATATCCAATTGCTGTAGCATTGTCTACTAGACCGCGGCGTGTACCGGCTGGTGCAAACCACTGATATGCTACATTGTCGTTGCGAATGTATGTGCGTAACATAATATGGCTAGCAGGTACTGCAACTTCGTTACCACTTAGGTCGTTAGTCAATGCACTTGGATAGTACAGAGCCACATACGGATCGCGATTCACTGCTACAGTATTGTTGTAGTTAGTGATGTCACTGATTGTAGCTGGCAATGTCATCGGTGTGTCGCCAATGATAAAGCCTGTGTTGCTACGATCGTTGTTTAGTGCGATCAAGTTAGGTATCAACTCTGGATATCCAGAGCAGGTCAATAGGTTAAAGTTATAACCTTCTTCGCGGATGTCTAGGCTTCCGTCTAGTGCTGCCTTTAGAGCACGAACAATAACTGCTCGCTGTGCCCAGTGTCCAGCATATGGTGTACCATCTTGCTTGTTGCCACTATCTGTGACCCAAGCTGCCTTGACTGTTGGCAGAATGTTATTTGGGAATGCCTGTGCATTGAAGTAGTTACCAATGTATTTCTTAACATTGTAGCCGCTACGACGAGTGTTGAATAGCAATGTGCCGCGTGGGAACAAGCGGAAATCCGGAGCGTCTAAGTCAATATAGTTGCTGGACTGCATGTCTGCACAGCTAGGATAATCTCCAGAGATCGGATCTGTGTTACCACCAGTGTGGTTGCTGTCACCATCCCAACGAACATCAGCAAATACAATACCGTTTTGGCTAATGCTGTCGGTGTTATCAATTAGTTGCCATCTGTTAGTAGCAGTACGGCGATATAGTTTTGGATAGTTTTCTAGATCACTGCTGTCTAACCATAGATCACCCGGCTCTAGCTGTGTGCCATCACTTTGTGTAACTGGCTCGCTGGCAGCAATAATAACGCCACCTGGATCAGTTACTTGTAGGTTAAAGCCACGAGCATCACGAGCTACATTCTTGTAACCCTTCCAGCCATTGGTGTCACAGATCATGATATCAACTGCTGTAGGATCGCTGTAGTACCATAGACGACCATCATCTGGTGCTGTGTATGGCTCAGTGTCACTGAATGTGTATGTAGCTAGACGCCAGTTGGTTAGCGTGATGCTACCAGGTACTAGATTTGGAACTACGCCAACGGTGCTGGTGGTAAAGCCAGCTGTGGTAATTGGGTTAGTGCCAACTGTAGTATTAACTAATGTAACTAAACCACCAGCATTGTGCAGAACTGTGATTACGCCTGCTCCGTTTACACGGGCTGTGACATTAGGAATGTTAGCGGCTAGAATAGCTGTAACAAAATCGCTGGCGTTTGTACCAGTGATTGTAATATTGTATGTGCTTGGCATGTTTGTGCCAGGCTGGCTTACTAGCATTGTAAATGTGCTGCCAGATACAAATGATCCGGCTACAGTAGAACCAGACACTTCAACCTTGCCGCCCATTACTAATTCGTATAGTTTGAAGCTTAGGTTGCCGTTATTGTTGGTGTCATACTTAACAAACATAGCACCTGCACGAAGATTCTGGCCACCACCGGTGCTGTCTAGACCGTATAGTGCATCATATCCATCGGCGTAAATTGGTGTAGCCAACTTGTTCCAGGCCTTGGTTGTGCCATTCCACTGCTTAACTGCAAAGTTTGCACCATTGCCAGCAACACTGGTCTTCAACCATACAGAACCTGTTGGTCGAGGAATTGGATCAAAGCTGCTCCAACTTGGGTTTTGGTTAAAACTACCATAGTATAGCTCTGGAGCGTAGTATGTGCCAGCACCAATGCCTAGTTCTGCTAGGCCTGTACCAGTACCGTCGACTAGTGCAATAGCGCCATTGGCTGTTCCGCCTGTGCTGCTACTGGTTCCATCTACATATAGTGCTAGGAAACCATTGACAATATCGGCAGTAACACCATTGATGTTTAGAGCATTAATAATAGTAACCACGGTGGCCACATCAGGCGTACCAGCTGGAATATTTACAGCAACGCCGTTGATGCTGAAACTTCTGCCTGCGGTAAAGTTAGGACTGCTGTTTGTACCAGATACAGCAGGGTGGCTATTTTGCCAATCTAAACTGCCAATTTGTACCCAGTCATTGAGACTATTTTTGTAGAATGTGTAGTTATTAGCATCACGAACTACCACTGCATAAGCACCAATTGTGCCTAGGCTTTGGTTTGGTGTTGGTACACCACCGGTGACTGTGATATCATTCCAGCTAGAAATAATCAGCGGAACCTTGTTCACATAATCGTTATTGATTTGATCGTATTCGTAAACACCCCATTCTGTTTCTGCGGTGTCTAACCAGTTAGTACCATCGGGTACTTCACCGATTGGGCGAACTGTGGTGCCAACTAACTCATCTAAGTTAATATCGGCACGGATGGCCCAGACACGATTACCTACGCCTAGTGCGCTGTAAGCGGCTAATAGACCGTATTCGTTTAGCTCATTGCCATGTAGCGGAGTACCAGAAGCACTCAAACGGAATGTAGGAGCACCAAATGTGGCTACTAATTCTCGTTGGCTGCTAATACCATATACCTTGCCTGCATTGGCTTTCTTGGTACCCGGGGCAATGGCGTTGTTTACTACTTTATTCTCGGCACTAGCAAATAGCACGAAAGGAACTGTTCCAACCGCGGTTGGTAAGTATTGGCTTTCGTCGATAACTGTGATGCTAATGCCAGGGGATACTAATGCTGCCATATGATTTTCCTTTTAAGATTACATTGTAGTTATTTATTCTGGCCAGCATAAAAGGATATCGTTACAGGTCCTTTGCAAAGGTCAGCACGATAAATACTATATGCAATGTAGATCTTTATGCCAATGCGGCCAACATCCAGTGGCAATTAACTATGTTAAGAACGGTGTCACACATTATAGAAGAATGTGTACCAGTTGCATACACAAAGGTCGCACGCCTAAGCCACAACCGCCGTCTTGGTTCAAGCACGGTTACAGAAAAAAACCGCAGTGTGAGAAGTGTGGATTCAAAGCAAAATACCCCGATGATCAACTCAGGGTATTTTATCTAGATGGAAATCTGCGTAATAACAGTTGGCCTAACTTAAAAACTATATGCCTAAACTGTCAACAGGAAGTATTTAAAAGTAGGCTTAGTTGGAAGCCTGCGGATCTTGTACCAGATTTTTGATTTGATTGTACAGATCATCCAATGATCCGTTATTGTCAATGACAGCATCAAAGTCTGTGCCTACCCAGCTGGTTTCGCTGGCATGTATTTTGTATTTGCCCAGGCGCTCTTTGCCCAAAGCCCAACCAATATGACCGGGGCCTTTGTTTACAGCCACAGCATATTCATGCCATTCAGGTAACGTACCACGCTGAACCCAGATTACTCGGCCACCTTGGTTTTTAATTGCTTGGATTTCATTAGGGAATCTACAGTCACTGATCACTACATTGTCACTGCTGGTACGCAATTTGTTCTCTAGTCCTGCAATCCAGATATCGTCATGAAACCCGCGGCGTAGAACTTCAGTGCCCCAGTACTGTAGGACCCACCTAGGGGTTAATTCAGGAATGTTGAGCCTTTGCCCCCACCATGAGTCTACCTGTTCACGCCATTCGCGGCTTTGCCTAGTACGACCTTCTAGCATTTCTCTGTCCCAGCCAAACACTGCCGAGACTGCGTCTTTGAGAATGCCAGCAAAACTTTCACGGCGAAATTCATGAAAGTTAACCAAATAGTCTGCGGCAGTGTCTTTGCCGCTGCCAATGAATCCACAGATGCCAATAATCATACAGCGATTGTATGAGTTAATAGCAATTTTGTCAAGGATTTAATTAGCCGATAACCCAGGTTAGAGGGGCCGAACCGTCAACATAGTTCTTTAACTCTTCTTCTAGTTTTTCCATTTCGGCCTGTGCTTCGGTTTTAAGTGCGTCACCGTTTAGACTGGTTCCGCCCTGCGGTCCAGCAATGGTTTGAAACTTACTACGAGCTTCACCAACAATACGCTTGGCAAAACTATAAGCATAGTCCTGAATCCAGGGAAAGATAAAGTGATCGTTAAGCAACATTACATCAGGTTTATGATTGTAAGTGCGTAACATTACCACTTCTGCTGGAACATCTGTGGCAGGGCTACTGACACGAGTTTTACTTAGATCAAACCCTGTGACACTGGTTGCACCTAGAGCTTGTACTGCTGTTACAGTAAGAGTCTGTAGCACAGTATCTACTGCGGTAACCATATAGTTGTTATTGTATCCTGCTATAGGGCAGTTATTAATAACAAGGCTAGCACCAACAGCCACTGAGGTAGATGTGCTGGTAGCCAGTGTAATTGTACTGCCTGGAGTTAAACCGGAGGCAGTCATGCTATTCAATCGAATGTAAGTGGTTGTTTGATCGGGAATCTTACGAATCAGTGTAAGTTTTCGTGTAGAAGGGTTCCAAGTAAAGTCAATATGGCCACCAAACATCTTCATAGCCAGCTCTTGATATTGTGTAAACAATTCGTAGTTAACTAGACCACCTACGCGGCCAGCTACCAGCATGTAAGTGTTCAAATACCCTGATGCAAAAGGTTCAAATTGGCTGGCTGTGGTTCCTGTGACACTGCCGATACCTCTGCGATAAACACTGCGAACAGTCATTATTTCCTGTGGCAGTATATATTCTTGTGTGTTAGGCAGTAACTCTAGGAAAGCATAGCTTTCTTCGACGCTGTTCTGAGCCCGCTGTCTGTATCTGTTAAATGCATTTTTTATAGCCAGCTCGTAGTGTTCTTTGTCTAGTTCAACATCGACAATTTGATCGCCTAGGCGTAGTCTGATGTAGTCAATGATTTCGTTTTTCTTTTGACTTAAAGAATCCAGTGGCGTAGGATCAAAAGCGATCTGCCCGGGGCCGCCTAGGTTGTCTGTAATAAGTGCGCCAGTCGGCGTTAAACCTGGTTTAAGTGTAGCCATAAAAAAGTCCTGTGCAAGTATTTATGCACAGGACTGGAGTCGAACTCGAACTTAGCCTATACGCAGTAGCAGAGTATCTGTGTTAATGCGCCCGTTGAGTTTGACTTCGACTGCTTTGATCTCCTTAATAAAGGTGCGTAGTGCAATCTTGCCTGCTTTGGCAAACTCTTTAAGCTGTTCTTCGGGCTTGCGTAGAGTTTTTGCCACACTTTTATCAGGGTCGTATCCGGTAATTGTAGTACCTTTAACACCTAGAGTATGATAACTGCCAGCAACATATTTGCCCAGCTTACGAGTCTTGTTATTGTAAATCCAAAGCTCTGCGGCCCCTACAATGTCTGCAGGATTAATACTGACAATCTTCATTGCCTTGTCATCTTTGGCGTACTTGAGTTTGGCCACTACCTTTTCTTTGCTAGGAGCCTTTTTAACACGAGCTTTTTTAGCGGCCTTTTTAACGCCGCGATACTGCTCAATGGCACTCAACAAATCGTTGATCCAACTAATACGCTTCTTAAAATCCACGGCTTTAAAGTGGCTGTAGGCTTCCTTGAGCTGTGGGTCTTTCTTTGTCTGTGCTTCTTCTAGTTCTTCAAGACGCCGGGTGTAAAGTGCTTCGTACCTGCCCAATTGGCTCTGAACTACATTATTGGCCACAAACCAATCATAGAACTTAACTGTACTGGTATCCATTTCGTCATAGTGACCTTCAAGTTCGCCAATTAGCTCACCGGTCTTTTCTGCCAAACGATCTTGGATAGTAGGGCGAACTGCAACCTGCTCTGGTGTGGCAACAACTTCTTCGATTTCTTCGCGACTGCGCTCAATAATTTCCAAGATAGTCTTATTGAGATAGTCACTGTGACGAGTGCGGAACGGCATGCCTTTGCGATGCGCCAGTATCAAACTGCAAGCGGTCATGGGCAACCAACGATCGTTGGCTCGCTCAAAGGCACGAATTTCGTCTTTGTCGAATTCTGTGCTACGGCGCATCCAATCTACCACATGTTTTTTAGTTTCTTTTTGGTTGTAGTAATAATTGTAGTAGTAGAAGCTACGGCGCAACAGATTGTCGAATTTAGCATCGTCCCAATCTTTTGCCTCAGTTGGCCACTCTGGCTCTGAGCCTGTGTACTTTTCATCAGCAAACAGGGGATTTCGAATTTTAGGTGCTTTGGTTTTAATTTTAACGCCAGCAACTGTAGCCATAAGACAACTCCTTTACTGTAATTTATTAATTATAGCAGATTTTGAACCGTTTGTCAAGTCAGTACATCAGGGTAGCCATTATGCTCCACTGTTCAAAAACTGTAATACATTCGTTGTACTGTTGTTCCAGTGTTTCGTATCTGGACGAAATATGCTTGAGTCGCCGACATTCTACAAATTCTTTGTCTAAGTCCGTGAATGCCACGCTGGCATTTTTGTAAAACTTAAACATTTTACTTTTTGGTACCATACTCATACCCTGCAACTGGGCAAAGCACTCTTCCAGTTTTTTTCGGTTTAAGTCGTGACGCTCCTGCATTTCACTATTATACATCCAAAATTATAGTTTGTCAAGTCCATAAATATAGCAATAAGGATACCCATTTATGCCTCGTTTATCGCTCTGGCGCGAAAATCACTCAAACGACTACAAGTTCTTTGACCGTAGAATTTCGGAAATGTTCACTGTGGGCGGAACGGGCGTCTTGGTACACAAGTATCTAGGTACTAGAAATCAAGGCGTTGACGATTACACACAGCCACAGTATGCCAACCAAAGCGAACAGCAGATTCAAGACCTGCTGTTTTTAGAAAACCGTGACAGAGTCTATGACACCACGGTATATCCTATGCGTGGAATTTATCAGGTTAGTGACAGCGATTTTGACCTAACACAGTTTGGACTATTTTTAGCCACTGGTACGCTGTTTTTAACATTCCACATCAATGACATGGTCAACTTAGTAGGTCGCAAAATTATGAGCGGCGATGTCATTGAGCTATTGCATCTCAAAGATTACGATGCATTAAACGATGTGCCTGTGGCACTAAAGAGATTTTTTATAGTTGGCGACTGCCAACGAGCCAGTGAAGGCTTTAGTCCAACTTGGTGGCCACACCTGTGGCGTTGTAAGATTAACCCACTGGTGGACAGCCAGGAATACAAAGATATCCTCAATAAAATTGAAACAGGTGCCAACGGTGAAGAAATGACTCTAAGAGATGTGATCAGCACTTACAATACCTACACTGATATCAATGACGCCATTGTGCAACAGGCAGAAGTTGAAGTGCCAAAAAGTGGGTATGATACCTCGGGTATTTTTATACAGCCATTGGACACCAGTGGGCAGGCTGCTCCTAGTAAAGTTGTCACTGCTGATAATTTTGCTTCTAATACATTGTTAGGTGCCGATGCCAGCGACTTAATGATATCTGCAGACTTGGCTAGAATCAGCCCAGACGCCAAAGTCAAAGGGTGGTTAACCGGAGACGGGCAAGCACCAAACGGATTTCCATTGGTTTCTGGTATTAGCTTTCCATCTGCGCCCAATACCGGTGATTACTGTCTGCGTGTAGATTATGTACCTAATAGGTTATTTAGATTTGACGGTAAACGCTGGGTCAAGATTGAAGACAATGTTCGCAGTCCGTTGACTCCTGGAGCGCAGAATCAAACTCTTAAGAGTGGATTTATTAACAACAATCGTACTTTTGCTGACAATGCTGGTACGCATCAAGAGCGTCAAGGTCTCAGCCAAGCTCTTAAACCTAATCCTGATAACTGATGAGCTATACTACATTTTTCTACGACAGACAAATACGCAGATTCCTGACACAGTTTGTCAGGATTATGAGTAACTTTCAAGTTCAACTCAGTAACGACGACCAAGGTCATGCTGTTTATCAGCGTGTGCCGGTGTTTTATGGTGATGCCAGTAGACAGGCCAGTCAAATACTAAGACAAAACAGTGAAAATACTATCAAGGCTGTGCCAGCCATGGCTGTGCATATTAACCAATTAACCTATGATCGTGAGCGAGTGCAAGAACCTAACTTTGTTAGTAAAATGAATATTCGCACCCGTGGTTATGATGAATCCACTGGACAGTACACAGATCAACAAGGCGGCACTTATACTGTTGAGCGTCTGATGCCAGTGCCATACAAACTAACTCTTAAAGTAGATGTATGGACCAGTAACACTGAACAAAAACTACAATTGCTGGAACAGATCATGATCATGTTCAACCCGGCAATGGAAATTCAAAGCACCGACAACTATATCGACTGGACCAGTTTAAGCTATGTATTGTTAACAGATATTAGTTGGAGCAATCGCAGTGTGCCTGTGGGCACAGAAGAAAATATTGACATTGCCAGCTTAACCTTTGAACTACCAATTTGGATAAGTGCTCCGGCCAAGGTCAAACAACTAGGTGTTATTCATAAAATTATCAGCAGTGTTCTCGATCCTACAGATGGGGACGGCTTTGAATTAGCATTTGTCTACTTGACCTTTGACAACTATGACATTGTCTACAACGGTAACACTCTAAGACTGCTAAAGAAAAACGATTTGTCGGCTACAGAAACTACCATCACAGACGAAATTAATCTTCGAACTTCGCACAGCTGGCAAGCACTAACAACACAGTACGGCGGAATCCGAAATGGTATTAGCCGTGTTAGAATGATGCAAGCCAATGGCAGTGAGCTAGTGGGCACTATTGCACTACACCCCAGTGACGACACATTGGTTCTCTATACACCAGACATGGATACTGTGCCAACTAACACGCTAGACCCAGTGGATGCTATTATTAATCCGCAGACCATTGATGTCAATGCTAATTTGTTGACTCCAAACAATGGTGCTAGATATTTGCTGTTACATGCCGTGGGTCATCCAGATAACACAGATCCAGCATCGGCTTGGAATCCGCCAGGCTACACACAATTGATTGCCAATGCCAACGATATTGTGGAATTTAATGGCCTTTATTGGACCGTAGCATTTGACAGCCAGGCCACATCCAGTGTAGAATATGTTACTAACATGACCACTGGCGCTCAGTACAAATGGGAAAATAATATTTGGACTAAGAGCGTCGAAGGTCGTTATGATAATTCACGCTGGAGTTTAACGATTTGATTGAAAGTACTGGAGCACTAATTTACAGTATTAGCACCAAACGATATTTGTTCCTACTGCGTAGCGGAAACAAATATGCTAATACCTGGGGTTTACCTGGCGGCAAAATAGAGCGAGGCGAAACTGTGTCAGAAGGCCTAGCCAGAGAAATTGAAGAAGAATTGGGCGGCGTTATACCCAATGCCAAACTGTATCCAATTGAAAAGTTTACCAGCGAAAACAACAAATTCACTTATCACACATTTTTAATTCCTGTGGATGATGAGTTTGTGCCTGTGCTCAACGAAGAACACAAAGGGTACGCTTGGTGTGCAGTCGAAGATCATCCAAAGCCCTTGCACCCTGGCGTTTGGCGCACCATTAATTTTAACGAAGTTATCGAAAAACTAAAAACGGTGCAACGCCTGCTAAATCAGGGCGTAAAATAATTAGGGTAGTATTTTAATAACCAAGACAATGCTTCGTCTTGATCCTTGAACTTTTCGCCAGTTTCGCTGTTAAATGGTTGGTTAACTTCGTGACGGCCATGCTCATAGACATCTAGTACGCCGTCATTGTTGAATGTTGTTCTGATAAATTCCTTTAGTCTCATAGCCTGCCTCTTTAAGTTATTTATCGGCGAACAAAGTGATAGTCACCGTCCGGGCCGTTGTCACTGAAAATGCCCAGACAGTCAAAGCCCAGTTGATCCATATATGCAATTACTTCTTGGTGCAGTGGTGCGCCAGTATTGTATTCAACTTTTTGCAATTCTAATATAACATGTTGGGCATGTTTAATAATACCTTCTGCACCACGAACAATATCCATTTCGGCACCTTGCACATCCATTTTAACCAGATCGGGCAAGGGAAACTGACGCTGTGCCACTACTTCGGCCAATGTTTTTGTTGTGTACTTACGCATAAAGTATTCAGGAACACCAGGGTTAATAGCCACATTTTCTTTGTAGTAGCTGTTGCCACCAGGATGGTAATCATTTTGCCAGAATTCCACAGTACGGCCAGACTCGGAAGCTAACACTCCAATGTGATAATCTCTGATTCCGCGCTCTTGATATAAAAATTCCACAGATGGCATAGCCTCAAACAACACATAATGAGCATCGGGCCAAATTCTCAATGATTCATTGGTCCAATGCATAACGCAACTGCCAATGTCATAGACTACCTTAGGGGTGTATCCTGACAACTTTAACTGCAACAGATAGTCTATATGCGTTTTAGGCAGCAGTCGCTGATTGCCTAATTCGCGCAGACGATCCTGTATGTTAACCACAGGTGTTTCCACAGCAGGAATATTGTTATCTACTAGAAATTCTGAACTGCCAATGTGTCGGCATTGAATGTCTGTGTCTGCCCAAATCTTAAATCCTTGAGCTAACGCCTTTTTGCAGAAATCCACATCTTCGCTGATGGTGTTACGATGATCAATGGCGCTGTGATATTTGAAGTGCGGATACGGAATAGCTCGCATAACTTCGCCCCGGACCAACACACAGCCAAAGCCAGAACTGGCAATTTCTACTAGACCGCGCCCTTTGATTTTTCCGTAGGGAATATTACTGACGCCACCCTGACCGTTATGTTCGTAGACTTCTAAAGTGTGTTGCCCGGGCTTGCGTTGAATATACAGTCCCGATACCATGTCAACATTGTGTGCTAATAACCTCTTTAGTGTATCTGGTGGAAACGCAATGTCTGAATCTACACTAAACAGATAATCATAGCCACGAACTACCCAGTCGGCAATTAAGTTGCGTACCTGATCAATGTTGTAGCCATAGAAATATTGAAAATCAACCCTGTATCCGTCGGGCACTTCTAGATCGTAAATGCTTTTAAAAGTTTCTGCTTCGATATTTCTAGCAGTAGGAATAGCCACTAGAATCTTCTTTGCCATTGTAGTCACTGACTTAGATGCTGGTGCAGACTTTTCTAAAACTGTAAATCCATTGTTCTCAGAAGTGTGATATTTCAAACGCCATTCAGGATGTTCAACCATGAACTCCATAATGGCTGTCAGTATACCTTTCTTAGGGTCTTGATCTGTTTTTAATCCATAGGTAAATGTGTCGTGGAAGGCTATATATTTTTTTGCACGACTGTGATGC